GTATAATTTAAAGTACTAAAGCCTTTTACAACTTGTGGCATTTCATTTATTAAAACATTAAATGAGCTGTCGTATTGTACGTCGTAAAAATTATTGTAAACAGCATTTGCGCCATGCAACCATATAAGGCCACCTTTAAAAGTGTAATATAAATTATTTAAAGTTATGCCTGATTCTTGAATAAAGCTTTTTCTACTTGTCCAGCCGTCAACACTTTCTTTAAATGATATTGTTGTACTAGGCACTAAGCTATCAGGAGCGTCCTCACAATCTGGATCTAATTGGTAGTTGGCATCAAGGCTTAATCTTTTCTGCCAGTAGTTAGATAGTTTATTCAGTGTAAGATTGTATATATCTTTATCATCATCATAACTCCCTACAGCGGTAGTAGAAGTTCTTAAATTATCAGCAAAGAAACTTGACATACCTTTTTCAGCAATATTGGTAATTCCATCTCTAGACAACCTTATCACTGCTCCTCTATTTTTATCCGTAAAGTAAACTCTAAAGCCGTAAGACGCAAAAGACTCTGGGTTTTTAGATATACCAAACTCTCCTGCGTAAGGCACAGCTTGCCCTAACACCGCTTGATTAGATGTTACATTAGAATTGCCATCAGCGTTGAATAAAGCATCCTTATTAGCTAATACACGCAAACACTTGTCTTCACATAAAGATATTAAATCAGTATCTCTAGCGTGCAGTTTCTGTATTGTTCCATATATAGGGTTAAGGTCTTTTGTGATTGGCTCTGCTTGTATAAATTGATTTAATCTATTTATACCTGAGGTTGAATTATATATTTGTGAGAATATGAAGCCACTGCCTCTTCGCTCCTCAGAGTATGGTTCATCCAACACGGTTGAAACCCTAGGTCCTTTGTCTATGGTAACTGCATTGTAATCGTCTCTAATCCTGTTTGATTCTACTCCATTTCCATATGAAAAACAGTTATGCCAATCTAAAACTTTAGCGGGAACTGGAACTGTGTGATCCGTAATTTCAAAAGCATTACTAGCTTCGTAATATAAATTAAGGTCTATATTTTCTTTTGGCTGTGTTTCAAAAATTGCTGGATTTGATGATGATAATAGTTTATTGTCTTCATCTAAAATAGGCTCTACAACTTCTACAGTCGGTAAAACCTTACTTAGTCTATCCCAATCACCCTCTGTAGGCATCCAAGGCTCTATAATATTATCGTCAAGCAGCATAGCTATAGACGTTCTATTGTTAATTGCTTGTAGGTCGTCTTTACCTTTCCATTTACCTCCACGTCTTGATCTTATAGCGTCCGCAGTAACAATTGTATATACCTTAGACACATCTCCGGCCTCTACTAGCGTTTCTCCTGTGGTTGGGTCAGTTATAGTTCCTGTGGATCTAAATCTTATTGAAGCTCCTGGTGATAATAATCCATTAGGAGTAAAAACACTCTCATCTCCAGTATGATTGCTATAACCAGTCCTTTGATAGCCAAACATAGCGTTAAGTTCTGCTCCCTCTGGCACACCTACGTAAGAAATACCAAAATACGGTGACCCAAGCGTAGGCGGTTGGTAATTTTTATCTAACATTCTTTGCGGCCCAATCCACCCTCCGTTTGTAAGTCCATCGATATTTGCCCAAGCTCCAACGCCAAAAAGACGAGCTTGCGAAGCTGAAGTACCGCAATTTGTACAGTTACGATACCAACCTCTATCTCCATACCAATTACCCCATGCTTCATCATCCGCTATACCATACGCTCTTTGCTGATATGCTGTTCTGCCATCTGCATAAGGAGAGGTCGCTATTTTCGATGATCCTTTTACTCCATAGCGAGTCTGCATTGCTGTAAACGATGCTATTATATTAGTGTCAAAAGCAAAATTTCTATTTATTTTTACAAAAAATCTACCTTCAAACTCAGGTTTTCTTCTTTCTACTAATTCTACAACATTTATATCAACTGAATCACCAGGCGAAAGAAAAGTAGATTCTGGGCCTAGCGCTTCTCTTAATGTTACAGTATAAACATTTCCAATTTTTGTAACTTTATTTATTTCCCTAGATTCAGTTATGCTTGATCCCTTCTCAAAAGTTATAAGTCTTCCGCTTTGCAGTTCTGGGCCGTCAAGATCTGGAGAAGTAAAAATTACTGATAAAAAATCAGGTCCTACTCCGTCGTTTGAAGATAAAGTTCCTGGTGCGTATGTTGATGTTTTTTGAAATTGAGATATGAAAGCGGGAGCTTCATTTTCTATGGATAGTATCTTATACTCATTTAAAGTTTTTACAGGAACATCATTATCGTGTTGTTTCTTTAATATTAAATAAGTTTGTTCGTCAACTTTATTTCTTTCAGAAGATGGAAATGACAACCACACGTTACCATCCTCTGCTGGGTAAAATTTATCTAAAGCTAGGTTGTAATATTCATTAGAAATTTCTTTTATAAAAAATTTATAGTGTGTTGCCCAGCTAGGCGGGAGTGCATTAGATACCACCGATAAACTTGTTACATTATAAGAATCCTCAATGCTTACTTTTGTAGAAGCATTTTTACTTGTAAACACAGGTGTCTCTCTACCATAAGCCCCTTTATAAACTATACCAGCTTGATATGTTCTTATAGACTTTAAAGAACTAAAAGGCATTCTTATAAATTCAGGCTGTGGATTATCTGTATTTAATGACTCTTCCCATGGGTGAGCTTCCTTTTGTATATTTAAAGTTAAATCAATTTTGTCAACATTGAAATTTTGTAAATAGTTGCCATAAACAATTCTATTACCAATTATTTCTTGCGACTTAGCCCTACGTGGTACATTATCCCAAGGCCTAAGTAATTGGTTGCTCTCAACTACAGCTCCAATAAGTTCAGTCTCAACTTGAAAAGATGTTGGCAATGCATCTAATGTATACGGCACATACTCTTCTCTTTTTAACGTATCAACAGTATATACGGCAATACTATTACTTTCTTTGTATAATATGTCAATTTCAGAAACTTCCTCAGAACCCCAATCTAAAGACTCTATAATTAATTTTCTTACATTATTAGTCATACCTACATTATAACCATCAGAAGAAATGTATTTAAACTCTCCTCCTAAAAAAGCTATACTAGAAAAAGGAGAATAAGTAGAGTATTCATTGTCTATGTACTTCCATCTATAGGCAAACCTAGGGAATACGTATTCAAACATTGGAGCTTCTTCAGATATTAAAGCTTCCCATTCAATTAAAACAACATTGCCTTCATCGTCAAATGTTCTTATTATATTATTAGAAATAGCTTGTATTTCACAAGTTATTGTATTGGCTGATATAGATATAATTAATAGACTGACTTCATATTCAAAAGTTTCATTAAAGTCATTATCTAAAGAGCCAGACATTATTATCAACGGGTTTCTTCCGTCTTCAAGCTCCGATTGCCAAACAGAAGGTATGGTTGTAATACTTATTGTTACTCTACCGTCCCAGCCAGGTCCAATGCTCGTATTATTGTACGCTAGTGGATCTGCTAAATATTCTCCGTAAGTTGGAAGCGAAATAAAATTATTTTCATCAACAGCTGGATTTGGAACATACGTAAAGTTAGGTGCTCCATTAGTTTCCTGCGAGACCGCTGTGGGTACAGTTAAATTTACAGGCGTTATTCCAGTGCCTATTTCGTTTGCTCCAAATTTACTAGCTGCTAAGCTAAGAGTAGGAGCCGTTAAAGGCGAAAGCTTAATTGTAGTAACATCTGCTTCTACAAAATCAGGTCGCCCAGATAAATTTGTATTATAGTTGTTCTGGCTAGCATCCCATTTAGGAATTTTAGTTTGAGTAACAAAATCAGTAGAACCTGTTCTAAACTTCTCAATATTAATTTTTTTAGGCTCAGTTTGATCGTCTGTCCAAAATAAAAACTTGTCAAGTATATTTATGCCTGTAATTAAATAATTAGATGAAAAATTTAAAATGCCTGCAGTGTCTACTAATACAGGGCTAACTTCATTTTTTGTTTGATCGTATTCTGCAATTGCGCTAATACCGTCACTTGCTATAAACCAATATATTCTTTCGTTTATATCATCTCTATAAGATCCAATACAAACAGGGTTTGTCATAGCGTCTATATAACCGCCAGTCCAAGTAGCACCTGTACCAACTTTTGAGCGTAATTGAATTGTGCCAGCAATATTTTGCATAGCTCCAACATCACTTGCGTCGGAGTTTGCTAAGTCTAAATTTAAAGCGTCTCTATATTCTCCATTCGGAACTAAACGTTCGTCAAGGTCTTTGTTCATTCTCCCTGCTTGGAAAACATGCACAAACTCTGCCATATATTAGTGTTTTATGATTTTGGATTTATTACGCATAACCTGTGTAATCTCCTCAATTTTAATATTTGATAATCTAATTTTTGCATTTCTTTTAGCGGCGGAAGTTTCTCTTTTGAAACGAGCTACTAAATACTCAGGTGTATTTGCTCTTGTAGATAAAATAGCATAGGCTATATACTTATATAAAGCTTCTTCTGCAAATTTATGTACAACCATTTCTTCGTCAGTGCCTAAGCCGTCCGAGATATATTTTAATGTAACTATTTTTCCTACGAATGAAGAGTCGAAGAATATAATCCCCTGTAGTTGATCTATATAAAAAACACCATTAGATTGTGCTTGTTGAGGTGAAAGCCCGTAGCGTCTTCCAAAGTGATTAAAGTAATAACCACCCCCTAGCTTATTATCTAAGTTGTCTATGTTATTATTAACTTCATTGCGGCTAGTTGACTCAAACCTTTTCTTTGTTTCTGAAGATTGCGCAGATATTATTTCTTGATCTTGCTCATCAAAAAGATATTCGTAATTATTGTCTTGTAGAATTGGAAATGGGTTACTAGTATGCTGAGCTGGATATATAACGCGTTCTATGCCGTTAGAATCAACCCAAACTAATTTTACATAGTTTACGTAGTCCTTAGGCAATACGAAGTTTAAATTAGGCCCTATTTCAATTTCAGCAGATTTAACCGAAGGCAGTATATCAAAGCTGAACTCTTGGATGCCTCGTTGAGCGTGAAATGCTACATCGGTTCTTTTAGCTTTAGGTATAATTTTTTCCTCACCTACATATGATATAATAAAGTTGTTTATAATATCTTTAATACTAGTAAATTGGTAATTGCCATAGTCTTCATCCCAGCTATTCCAAACTCCATCCGGGCCTAAGTAGTATTGTTCGTCTGTTTGATTTATTAAACCCATATGTTATGCTTTTTCTTGTTGAATGGTTTCTTGCTCTTCTTGATTCATAACCTGATACAAGTTAAGGTCTTTTATTAATATGCCGGATAATTCTAGTATTTTAATTACAAGTTCTGTTTCTTCCGACGGATGTAGTTCAAAGTTAACTGAATTCGCAGCGTTGTATAAAGGTTCGTCAAATACTATTTGGTAAGCCCATTGAACCTTAGCCGGCTTCTTTATGTATTGAAACTCAACTTCAGTAACGTCTGTTATCTCGCTGTTTCCATAAACTCTGATTCCATTTGTGTTTGCTACAAATACAGGTCTGACGTTTTTAGGTTTTGTTAATGGGGATGAGTTTATATATAAAAACTCGTTAGCGTTAATACGCTCTGCTTCAATGCTTTCTGTAGATGATACACCGAAGGAATTTGTTGTTGTATTTTTATACACTACTGTTCCTAATCTATATAGATCAGTTGGCTCGTCAAAAAAGTTTCCTGTACGAGTTGGTTGTGCTGAAGTTTCAAATATGTTAATCTTTTCGTTGAGTAGATTTAACATGTCCGAATATTCCGTGCTATTACCTGGTATTCTACCAAATTGGTTTATATCGTAAAAGTATTGTTCGAATAAATCTTCTTGCGCTTGGTTAGCAAATAAGTTAAATTCCTGAGCTGTTACATAGCCTCTTTGTTCTTTATTAAGTATGCCAAGCACCCGCTGGTAAACACTATCCACGCTTATTGCCATTTGTATATTTTTTTATTATTTATAGTAATTAGGCCACCATTATAGCGGCCTAGCTACTATAATTAGTGACTTATTTAAGTCTTTTTAAAATTGTTTTGTAAACTTCCATTCCATCATCAGTCTTAAAGAAAGATGCTAATGCAGAATAAGGATGCTCATCAAAAGGAACTGTCATTAATTTTCTGTTTCCATCACCGTATGTAAATGTACGTTGATCTCCAGAAAGTTTTAATATGCCGGCTTCAACGGCTTTAGCTCCTGTGTTCCTTAGCTCGACAGAATCGTCGTTTGCTAATTCCATAAATAAGATAGGATTTCTTTTTGCAAAGATCATCAAATCTCTTTTTAATTCACTTGAAGATAATGTTGTAACTTTTTCTCCAAACTCAGATCTTAATATTGCTTCCGCGTAATCAATATCCATACTTTTAGCAGCTGTTAAAGCTTCTAATTCGTATTCAATCCAATCTAATTCATTAACAGAATCTTGTACTGGATCTAATTCTTTATATATTTTATCCTTAAAAGGATGGTATATAGATAGCAACTTTTGCAAAGCAATATCTTCTTTTTTTACTGTTAACGTACCGTTTCTAAAAACTATTCTACCTAATGTAACCTCCCCTTTTTGCTCATCAACAAGTGGAGTTGGTTGATTAGTTGCGTAGCGAAGCTCGCGCGCGTAACCTACTTCGTTGTCAAAATACAGTAAAGGTTTTCGCTGACTGTGCCTGGAAGGTATGGTGTATACTAAAGGTGATTTTCCTGTAGCAATATAATAAGTTCTATCTTTAAATTCAAACACTGGTTTAGCCGGTGCTTTTTGAACTGGTGCGGTTTTAACCGCTACTTTTTGAGGCGCAACCTCAACTGTTTCTGCTGTAGCTTTTTTAGCCATGATATAATATAATTAAATAATTGATAAAAAGTAATAATTACCCCCGTCAGTACAACGAGGGTAACAATTACATTAATTTACTATGCTGTTGCTTTTTTCAACAATACAAAGTTGTTAGCTCCTTGTACGCATAAACATCTTTCTGATAAGAAATGAACGTTCATTGCATCTTCGTCGCTTGTATAGTTTCCACCAACGGATCCAGTAATCCAAGACTTCATCTTACGATCGTCAGCTTCAGAAGCTCTATAACGGATGTGTAAGAATGGTCGTGAAATATTTTTTCCTAATTGCTGATCGTAAACTGTAGAAGTTCCTGCTGGTACAATAACACCTTCAACATCTCCAACTAATCCACGAGTAGTTGCATCGTTTAAGTATTTCCAGTCAGTCTTATAGAAATCGTAAGATCCTCTACGGAATCCGCTAAACCCTAAGTTAAGCGCCATGTCTGAAGAGTTATCAAATACTCCATAAGATGTACCGTCAGTGCCATAAGAATTTTGCTGCGCTAACATATTGTCAATACCCAAAGAAGTTCCACGATCTAGAAAGAGCATGTTTTCTTCAATAGCTCCTTGCTTGTCAAGCTCCTGTAAGATAAGGTCAAAATCGTCTAATCCAGCAGCGCCTCCAAAGTTAGCGTCTGTATAAACAAGACCTCTATTTTCAAGAGCAGCAAAAAGTCCGTCAGAACCTGTAAGCTCAGTTCCACCACCTAGTCCAGCGGCTGGAGTAATTGGAGTAGCAGCTTTTTCAGCTTCGATCATAGCCATTTCTAATTGATCTTCAAAACGAATACGTGCTTCGTGCTCAGATTTTAAGTACCATAAGTAACCAGATGTTCCAGCTTCAGTAGTAACTTCAACCCATCCAATTTGAGCAGTATCAGAACCGCTTACGTTGTATTTATCTCTAAGGATAATTGGCTTGTTGTTAAATTGTTCGAAAGCTGCATCAACAGAAGTACCTGCGTTAGAAGTTCCTTTTGCATATTCAGAACCGTATACAAATACTTTACCAGCAGCGTGAGCTGTGATTGTTGCAGCTGCATAACCAACTACTGTTAATTCTACAGCGCCTGCTACAGGAGCAGCTACTGCTTGAACATAAGCTTTTTCTACAACTAGTCCGTCAGCTGAGGCAACTACAATTGTAGCTCCTGGGCCAATAACGTTTTGGTTAACTCCTCCTGCACCTGCTGGAATTGTTACTGTAGTTGTAGTTGTTACTACTGGGTCGTATGCAATGTGTAATCTTCCTTGCTCAGACCATACTACTTGATCAGAAGCCATAGGCATTTCAGCACCTACCATACGTAAGAATCCAGAAATCGTACGGTTTCCGTAACGCTCTACTTCTTTTTCATATACTTCTGGTAAGAACTGTTGTGTAAAATCTAAATCGTTTAGAGTTAGATAGTTGTCGTTAAATAACGTTTGTGTTGGGCGAGGCGTTAAGTGTGCTAATGCACCTGCGCTACCCGTAAATGAACCTGCTGCGGCCATAATTTTTAAGTTTTAAGTTGTTGTTTTATTTTCTTTTAATTCCAAACTTAGGCGAACTAGAAGATTTAATTGACTTAACCGTAAAACCGCCTGGCATACTGACTTTCTCATGAGCGCCTCTTGGACTCATATCAATATTCTTGGCTTTTTCAACACTGCTTTTCATTGCGTCGGCTTTGCCTTGCTCGTAAAAGTGGTTTGCAATTGCATCTGGATTCATAGCTGTAAATAAAGACTTGTGATAACCCGCTGCGTCATTCATTTCATTTTTATCGTTCAAGAACTTCTTGACCAAATTGTTAATGTCGCTTTGTGTGTCTTTAACTTGATCTACATTATTAACTTTAAACCTAAATTTCTTTTCTCCAACGTTGAAATCAAAACCTTTGAAATCATTAGAAAAAAGCTTTTCTGTTTTGTTTTTAAATGTAGACACTTGTTGTTCAGCTACTTTAGTTGCCTGTTCGTTTTCTTTTGTATAACGGTTAAAAAACTCAACCGCTTTTTGTTGTTCTGGATTTAACTTTGATCCAGCTTTTACTTCGTCGTAATATTTTGTTTTTAATCCCTCTAAGTGATTTTTAGCTTTTGCTAACTCTTCTTTATGGGCTAATTTTTTTCTACGTACATCTCGATCTTCATCCAGTTCTTCATCATAAGAAAAATTATCTTCCATTAAGAAAGAAATTTCTTCTAAGTCTAAGTGAGGTCGTGTTGTTTCGTAATATTCTCTTAATAATTGAGTTTCATTTAGGGAGGCGTAATCTGTATTAAGTTTAACGTAGTCTTCTAAAGATCCTCCTGTATCATTCATAAATTCAACCACCTTCTGTATATTATCTGGTAATTCAATTCCTGAATTTTGTTGTTCAGCGAGAGCTTCGTGTACATCTTCTTGAAGATCTTCTACTTGCTCTTGTACTTCTTCTTCTGTTATTTCTTGAAGAACGGATTCTTCATCTTGAACGGGCTCCCGTACTTCTTCAACCACTTCTTCGCTACTTGGCGTGTCTTGGGGTTGCTCGACAGGAACATCGCTTGCATCTGTTTCTTGCTCTGGAATGGCATCTTCTGTTGGTTTATTTAATTCTGATAAATCAACCTTAATAACGCCGTCCTCGAACGACATAGGTTTTGTTTCTTGCGCAGTAGTCTCTTCAACTACAGGTGCTTCTTTTTCTTGTTCTTCTGACATGATAAAATATTATATAATTATTACTATTATTATTACCTAGGCTCGAAGGAACCTAAGTTAAAGTTGCCGCTAAGTATATCGTTTCCGCTGGATTCAAAGTTTTTAGGAGGCAAATCGTTTTGTCTTTGATTTATTAATTCACTTTGCTGTGATGCTTGTAATTTAGTACGATCGTCTTTACGATTCTCTTTTTCTGCTATTTCTTCTTTCTTGCCTTTAACCTCAATGCCTTTTAAACGCATATTCATCTCAAACTCTAAAGACATTAATTCTTTCTTTAATGAAGCTTCTTGTATTAGCTTTTGTGAATCGATTTGAGCTTTAGCTTGCTCTAATGCAATTTTTTGTTGTATTAAAGCTTGTTGTTTTTGAACCTCAGCCTGAGCTGCTACTTGTTGAGCTTGAGCGTTAGCATCTGCTTGAGCTTGTATATTTTGTTGTTGTATTTGCTGATCTTTTAATTGCTTTTCGTTTCTTCGTATCTTAAGTAATTGATTAGCTAATTTTATATTTTTGACTTCCCTTAAGTCAATAGCATCTGATAAATCAATAAGACCACTTTGAACGGCTGCCTGTATGTTGTTTTCTAATACAGCTCTTTCTTCTTCATCTGGTTGAAGTTCAATAAATATACCAAAGTCATATAAATATAAATCGCTCATTTCCTCTAGCACTGCTACATTTTGATTACCTATCTTATGTATAAACGCTTCTTTTGTTGGCGAGTATTCTAATATATCTGATATTCTTAATGATAATCCCTCGCATAAATCTGCAGTTAAAAACAAACTACCCTCTAATATATGTCGTGTTGCTACATTTGAATTAGCTGCAGCAAGTTTTTGAACGCCAACTAATGCTCTAGCGTCCGGTGTGCTACCATCTCTGGCTTCATTCAGACCCGTCACATCACGGATCATTTGCATGTAGTAATTATAGTTAGCAATTAAACTTTGCATTTTTTGACCACCAGCCCCTGTTGTGATTTCTTGGATAGGTACTTTGCCGGGGTTCATATCGCCGTCTTGCGTAAATGACCTACCAATAACAGATCCCGTTTGAAAAAACATATTCAATGCTTCTTGCGGATTGTAGTTTGTTCCGTTGCCTAAGTCAACCTCAGCTAAACCATCAGCGTCAAGATAAACTCCGTCTGGAACCATTCTTGACATTACTTGTTGCAACTTTAAGTGTGTAAGTTGAATCATATCTGCAAAACCAGTTATACGGCTTACTATAGATTCAATTCTACCTCTATACATTCTTGGGGCTACAATACTATAGTTCATTTTAACTTTAGTATAATCACTTTTAGGACGTATCATATTTTTAGCTAACTCCCATTTAAGCAATTGCCCGCCTAGTACTTTTACGCCTTCGTAAACAACCTCTAAAGATTTTGACAATTTAGATATGCCATACTCTTCATACATTTCTTCCGGCGGATTAAACTCATCAGTCTTAGGTATTATTTTAGCTGCTCCCGTCGCTGTTTCTTTAACTTTGTAAACTTCGTTTGTAAAAGTTTTGTAATTAAAGTAAAGAACTTGAACAGTATTTGAATCGTCATAATCCGAATTGCTAAGAGTCCTGTCATAAAACCCATTGTTGCTTGTGTTTTGGCCTGCTATTTTTTGCAGGTCATCATTAGTAAGCCAAGGAAATTGTTTTTTAAGCTCGTTTAAGTGTACGGCTTTTACCTCTCCTACGTAATATATATCCTCAAAATAAGGAGAGTCTGTGTATGACCAAACTAAATTTACCGGATCAACATATTCAACAGTTGCCCCTTCTGCCTTGCTAAATGTATTTTTAACCGCGCCAATACCTATAGTGGTTAAATCATAATTGCATCTACGCTTAATTAAATCGTAATTGTTGCCATCTAATAAAACAGTTATAGCCTGTTCTTCCGCTAATTCAACTTGCTGCTTATAGCTTAATTGCATATGCAGGTCAAGTTCTTCTTTATTTTTAGGCAAAGTGTCAGGGTTATTCTCAAATAAATTAACCCCAAACTCCTTAGCCGCGAAGTCGTTTAGCGCTTGGGTTTGCATGTCTCTTATAATAGACTCCATATACTTAGTTCTTTTTTCAACACCGTATGGATCTTGTGAGTATGCTTTTATATCAAATTGTCTATCTGAAATCCCATTAACAACTATATCAACAAACTTTGGTATAATTGGCACTGGCTTCCAGTCTAAATTCAAATAAGATAAATCACCATTAATAGATAACTCATCTTTATACTTTTGTATTCCTTGCTCTCCTCGAGCATATAATCTTAGGTTGTGAAAAGTAGCTT